CTTAGACACTTTTCTATATGCAAAAGCTTCTTCAATGTTAATAGGCTTCTGAGAAATACGTAATTGATAGTCTTCAGGTTTAAGATTTTTCTTCCACTCAAGACGCTCTTCATAAATCATCTCTAAAGCCTTCTCTACCTGAGAGTTACCATACTGGTCTATGCAAGGAATCATTGACCACTGTTCTGGAATAAACAAACCACACTTGGCAATCTCACCATCTGCATTTACAAGGTTTGTTTCTACAGCAAGTACATCTTTTGCAATGGGATTCATGATCATCTCTTTAAGAGGTTCACATTGTTCCAAGTCACCCACAGATCCTGCTGCTACAAACATACCTGTATATGTCATACCAGACTTCATTGCTGGTAGCAAGTACTCTATTGTTTCATTCATTTTTGGGGCAATTCCAGCCTCCTCATGGAAGAATAATGTACATGGACCCCCTACACCATTAGTAGGATCTTTTTCTAGCGCTAAACCAAAGATTACAGACTTTAAACCAACGTCACGTTTCTTACCTCCTTGGTTAACTTCAATACGTTGTTCCCAGTTTAATACTTTATCTGGATTACATGGTCTGTACCAAGCAGTGTGTGTATTCAAGAAGTTTCTATATTCTTCTAAGAAACGCCACGTTCCTTTCTCGTTTATGTAGTCTTTTAAAGATCCTGCCATTTTACTTACAGAACCTTCTTCAAAATAGAACATGTTTATCATCTTACCTGCGTGAAAGTATGATGATGCAATCTGACGTTTCTTTAGAATAGCAGCATGCTTGGAAGAATGCTTTGCAATTTCTTCATAAAGCGCCATATGATACTGAGCATCACGTACATCAGGGAATGTAAACCTTGCAACCTCCTTATTGTAGATAGGTAAAAAATTTACCCACATGTAATAGTCTCTTGTCAAAAACCACACTTTTTTGCCATTTTTATAAATGGCTCCTCTTCTGCATTTTAGCTTCTGATCATCCCAATATGCAACATAATCCTTTGATCTAAATGGTGCTACACAAAATACTTTTGTTTTGTTAAAAGCACGAGCTTCTTTGTTAAAGATTAAGGATGTTTCATCAAACTCATACTTTCCAGGTTCTTTAAAAACAGACCATAAAAACTCAACATACTCTTCCCTTGTCTCAAAGGGAGTAGTAGACCATTCTTTTGTTACTGCATCGTATGTAGGTATTTCTAAAAACATCTTTATTCTTTAGGGTCATCAACCATTACTGTTACTGAACGAGCGTCAGCATAATTCCAAATTACAAGATTGACAACATATGTATCTTCTCCAAGAACAATCCACTCTCCTTTTCTAGGAACATTGCTCATGACTCTTGTAATGATAAATCCATCTGAAATGTGAACCACGTTTATTACATGGTTGTGCACTTCTCTACTTTTCAACTCTTCGTGTAAGCTCATTTAGTCTATCTTTTTCACCATCAGTTTTCTTGATGATTTCTTGTATAATACTTATGTCTTTTGCTCTTAGTATTGCATACTTAGGTTCTAAACCATTCCAATATGCAAAATGATCTTCCCTGTTAAAAGCATTCCAGGTTTCTGTATGAGGGTTGTAATGAAACAACCATTGATATAGTTCAGAGTTTTTCATGTTTTTTTGTTGCTTAAGTCTGGTCATACGCAAGATGTTGGCCTCCTCTAACTTGACTCTTCTGCTCTTCCATAAGATCTTTGTACGCCCCTTTGAACGATATACGTATTTGTTCAAATTTTGCCGCAGCATTAACCAGAGAATTAATGTTACCATCCCTACCGTGCTCAATTGTAGTCGTTTCCATGTACTTCGCCAAGCGGTCAAGCATGTGTTTGATACCCATGAAAGCCCTGTACGTAGGGGTTTCATAAAGTTTTTTACATAACTCAAGAGCTGCCAAAATTGCATCATCCTCAGTAGAAAAGTCAACATTAAGTTGCGAAATAATAAGTTCTTCTTTTTCATTTTCTGGTGTATCAAAAAAGGGGTTCATATCTGGATTAGGGCAAGTCATGTAAAACAAGTACATGTAAATTGTCATGTAGTTGTCAGGATACTCATCCATGATCCTTTTTAAAAAATTTAAAGTATAGCAATGTTCTGTTGGAACTACCACACCATTCTGCAAGTCAAAAATCTTTACCATTAGTTCTTCTTTTTAAAAAATTTAGAAGGGTTGTCCTTATAGAATGTCATCACTGAAAGTACTTCATCTTTCAAGTATGGCATCTCATAAGGAATAATTTCTTTAATGATAGGTTCTCCTTCTGCATTTAGTTTAGAGATTGGGTATCCAAACTCATCTTTTTCTTCTTCTTCTTCAAACATTATATGATGAATGATAAGCTTTCCTGGTTTTAACTGAGGATTGTGCTTTAATATCATGTACATATAAATAGACAACTGCAAGTTGTAATGATTTAAGTTACAGTCATCTAAGTGAGAAACAGGCGCATTCATCTTCTGAGAAACTCCTTCCCAATTCTTGAATGATTCTGTTTTAATTTCTTTGTTTGTTTTATAGTCTGTAATGTGAACAAATCCGTCAGCTACTTCTACCAAGTCACTCTGTCCACAAATCCCAGCTGATCTTAAGTAAACCATATGCTCAGGATATATACCGTCCATTAGCTTTTGAGATGGAGCTACTTTAAGACCATTTTCATCATGCATTGGTCTAATAACAGGTAGAGTCTTGTCATAACGCACTATTGTTTCACAGTTTGTAATGTCTTGTTCTCTTTGATCATGATACCAGTTTCCCAGTGTACATGCTCTGTCAGATTCTTTTTTCCAAACATTTTGGATTTCATCTACACTCATTCCAAACCACTTGCTTCTTTTGTTTGTTGCAGATTTTTTTGCAATATTGTTAGAATCAAATGGTTGTTTTAACCCACCAATGAGTGTTGTCACACTGATCCATTTAGTGTTATCATTAGGATCAACTGATGTGTAACTGTGAGTTTTTGGCTCAAATACTAAACTCATGACTTTTACTTTTGGTTTATACTTGCTCTTATCAAATCTTCTTCTTCCTGAGTGGTTACTGCTTTCCAGTTACCTTTAGGACAATCAGAAGACAAAGACCTAGTCTTTAATTTTAAAGAGCATCCACATTCTGAGCAACACGGTTGTGTTCCCACAACAGCACAATTGCTTCCTTTCAGGTCTATGAAAGGACACTTAATGCATATTTCATTTCTGTAGTATGCAATTTCTTCAATGTGTTCTTTTTTGAACATGTTATTTCTGACTCCCTCAAAAATTTTACCACGTTCTTTCCAAATTTTAATTGCGTTATTCAACATTGTCTAGATATTTTTCTTTTAGTTTTTCTACTTGTTTTCTTCTCTGAGCTTCAGTATTCATAATCTCAAGAGCATTCTGGTATTTCTCAACATCAGCCTTTACATCAACTGTTGTTTCATACATACTCATAGATTCAGAAGCATCAATTTTTTCTAAGAACGCGTTGTACTTTTCAATCTTCTTTTCAACACGTTGCTTTTTAAGCACAAAAGTTCCCATGTTGGGAACGTTCACAGAATGGTGCTCCATAGAACTAAGTTTCTTTTGAACTGTTCTATAGAAAAATGCAACCACATCATCTACTGTAAGATGATCCAGTCCCAAAGATTCTGCTGTGATCTTTGATATTTCCTTACGCTTTGTTGGATTCAACTGCTAAGATATTATAGTCTAACAATACGTTTCCTTTACCATAAATGTTAAGGGCATTACTAATTTGTATTTGCCTCTTCCCATTGTTAATCTTCTGTACAATTCCACGTTTTTCTAGCTTAGCCATTCTATTACGTACATTTTGTGCACGCACAGAAAACTCTTCCATTTCAATGTTTTTGTACAGCTTCTTAGCTGCTGCATTACAGAACTTACCTAGTTCAATAGGACCCCATAATGCAAGTAAAGTCAATAGCTCAATATCAGAAGGAATCAAATGTTCTTTTTGAAAGAAGATTAATTCTGTGATAATCTGATATTTCACCAAGTCGTAAGAGCTAACTCTAATCTTTTTTTGAACTCTGTTTACTTCCATGGTTTTTAATGTTTATTAATTTTTGGT